CTTATAACATCATCATAATCCCTAGTATACACTTCTTCTTTGGTATACTTATTAATCAGTTTCACTGGATTTTTTTTCACTTTGTGCATGATACATCACCATTATTCCTTACCTTTTTTACCTATGTTATATTTAGCAATCAGTTCCCAATCATCTTTCTCTTTGAACGAAATGATTTTGATCTGATGAATCGGCGCCATGTTATGTTCTACTATATCATAGTTTACAATCTTAATCAAGCCCCATTCTTCAAGTAAATTGGCAATGGCGTTACGTCTTTGTATATCATTCTCGGTAATCGTTGATAGTTTACCGTCTAGTGCAAATAGTTCTTTGAAATGTACGATATAATACTTACCCTGTTTGTGCAGTATGTGGCAAGATTGATAAAGTACCTTTTCTTTCCGACTTGAAACACCGATTCGTGTCAGTGTCTCACGTACTTTTAGAAAGTCATCTTGTTCTACAAGAGTGACTTCCACAAATTTAGATAAATCAACCATGTCATTTTCCTAATCCACCTGTGAAGGTTTCTTCTTTTATTTTTTGGATTTGTTCTTTGCTTAGAAGTCTCAAAGCATCACGTGCTTTGGAATCGGACAGGCCATAGACCATTTTGATACATTCCAAATCATCGTTAGCTGCTTCTGGCTTTGCCCACTTCGCAAACGGTCTTTTCATAGACCTGACAGTATTTAGTAAAAAGTCGAACTGCATCTTTTTGTCTGTAAAATGACGGCGATTCATCTCATTTGCAAACAGAACACAGTCTTTGTGTTGAGATAAAGCACGATTGACTAGAAAAGGATTGTAGTCTTTCTCTGTCAGTTCATCGACAATTAGTTGCTTCTTGGTTTGTAGAATAGATGTGGCATAGTCAAAAGGATTACTCATTTAAACTCCACATTGGCCATAAGTTCAGTTAGACAAGCAACAAGATTGATTTCATGATCAGCCACGAACGCTTGCTTGTACTGATAGTCAGCAAGAATAATTACTGCTTGTGGTATACTATGTGGTTTTACAATGTCGTATAAGGCATCATACAACTTGCGGAAGAATGTAGAGTTGTCTACTTCTGCTGTAGCAGCCCACTTACGAACAGATGTGAAGTCTTTTTCTTTCAGATGTTTTACAATCTGTGAAAGAGATATATCACCAATCTGGGATAGAATACCTACATCAATCTTACCAAGTTTGGAATATCTTTGTAGTTCATTAATGACACGACGAAAATCTGGAAAGTGTTTCTTGACCACTTCAGCCAGAACTTTGGATTCATACTCAACTTTTTCTGTGTCAAGAATAGATTCAATACGTTTGAAGAAAGCAGATGCCATCTGTGCTTTCTCATTTGTACGCAAAGTAAAATCGATCACGGCACAACGTGAATGCAATGGCTCAATGATTTTAGTTTTGTAATTGCAAGTGAAGATGAAAGAACAGTTGGATGCAAACTCTTCTATTGCATTTCTTAGGATAGCCTGAGCATTTGGTGTAAGATAATCAGCCTCATCAAGAATGATTACCTTACGACCGCCTGCAAATGACATTGATGATGCATAGTTCTTGATCTTTACACGAATAGTATCGACACCATTCTCATCAGAACCATTGATTACCATGTAGTCGCAACCCACTTCGTTGCACATGGCTTTTGCTACTGTTGTCTTGCCTACGCCCGCTCCACCAGTCAGAAGAAGATTTGGTATCTCTTTCTGATTGACGTATTCCTGAAACGACTTCTTCAGACGTTCTGGTAGAATACAATCGTTGATGGTTTGAGGTCGCCATTTTTCGGTCCACAAAAGGTGATCCATGGTACTCCTTCACAAAAATCATAATAAAATAAAAGTATATTAGTCAGAGTTCAAAGTCGCAATGACTTCAAGGTATGGTTCTTTCACACGCCAATCAATATTGTTTACACCATAAATGATTGTTCGTGATTGTAGTTTACCATCTTTATCTGCCTCAATCAATTCAAATACAGATGCTACAATATCTGCATTGATTGAGATAGGATCACCTTCAAAGTTACCTGCTGCATTTGTAAATTGTTTTAGTTTTGCCATATTATGCTCCGTATTTTGAATCAGTTTCAGTTGCAATCCAATACTGAACGTTCAATGTTTTATGTTTGAAATGTGAAATGCCTTTAGAAGAAATCTTTACATCATATGATCCTGGTAACATCTTGATGTTCTCAAGTTTAAATACCATCTTGTATTTCGTACCAGTGCCATTACAGATTTCAAGTGCATCTGTGTGTGCAGCATCATTTGTGGGATCATAGGTTGAAATAAAGACTTTGCTACCATCAGAGTCGATAGTAACGCAAGGTGAAGAAAGCACTGCTGCTGCTTTCATAATCCAATCAAAATCTTCTGCTTTGAGTTCAAAAGAAATCTCTGGATCAGGCATTGTGATTGCTTTTTCTGGAGCAACAACAATCATATGTGGTGCGCAGAAACGATACTTGATTTTACTACGACCTTGTAGACCAGAAATCAAGACATTGTTATCTTGAAAGTCAATCGTAGGTTCTTCTTTGTGTAGTGATAGAACAGAAAGAAAATTGTTCAGATCATACACACCAAAGTCAGTTGGGAACTCATCACTGACAGTCGCTTCAGCCATCACATTCTTTTGTGGAGATACTGTGCGTAGTGTCTTACCTTTTTTGAACATGATACCTTGATTGATTGAAGCAAAGTTCTTCAACACCGAAAGTGTATCTATAGATAGTTTCATAATTTATTTCCTCGTCAAATCGTGGTTATGTAAAGCCATTATAGCATAGTGAACAACTTTAAGCAAGTCATCCCTGTTGTAGCCATTCTTTTTACCATAACGCTGTGCATACTTCATAATGTTTCCAATAAAGAATCCTTCACCGTGCCCACAGTCTATAATAAATTCTGAAGTTTGGAACTTGTTTAGTGAATAGTGTTGACCGTATGTCTTGTCGATGTATTGTTTTATATCTTCAAGAATACGGTCCTCACTATATTTGTAATCGATCAAAGTCTACCAGTATACTGAGCAACAGCGGGCATGTTGCCAGTAAATGCATATGTACCAATGTGTTGTGTTTTCATCCATGGGCACAAGTAAACTTGACCACCCATTTTACGCCACATTTGACAGAACATATAATCTTCTGATAGATATCTCTCTGAACCACCACCAACACATGAATCGGCTGTATCAATCACGGTATCAAAGTACGCATGAATGTAACGTGAACCATCAAAGTGTTGTTGACCAATGTGATCTGGTTTGTATTTGATAAATGGATATTGTTTTTCCATCTTCGTAAACACTTCACGCTTGATCATCATATGACCTGTACCAATCTCCATAACTTCTAGAGGTTCTGATACTTGAAACTGTTGTGTGCCTTTGACTACATTGAATACATATTCACCAACAAGATTTTCAAGTTCTTTTGGATTCAAGTCTGGATGTTTACGTGCTGTCTCAGCAATATTACCCCAATTGATAGACTTCTTGGGATAAGGACCACCGATAACATCTTTGTCTAGAGCCATCAAAGCAACGATATCATTTGGATCGAAATGAATATCAGAGTCAATGAACATCATGTGTGTAAAGTCTGTGCGTAGGAACTCATCGACAAGATAATTTCTTGCACGTGTGATGAGTGATTCGTTGAAGAGAAAAGAGAATTTGGTTTCAATACCATATCGAATCATGATAGTCTGTAGATCAAGACAAGACTTCATATACAAACCATGATTCATGCCACCATACATTGGTGTAGCAACAAAGAGTTTATTTTTTCTTAGTTGTTCAAGGTTAACTTGTAGTTGCATAATTTATCCATAAAAAAGAGTAGGAACACATACAAATATATATGCTCCTACTCTACCCATTTTCAAACTTTTTTAGGCAAAAGCTTCTGCGCCAAGTGATGCATGTGCAGCAGCAATCATCTCACGACTTGGTTTACCAAGACGGTAGTAAGTGATTGTTTTTCCGTTGCTGAGTTTTTTCTTGTTGGTGTAGATGCAATGACCTTCAGCACGTAGTTCTTCAATGCGGGCACCAACGTTAGAGATACCAAAACGTGACTTTGCTTGTGCAACAGTCAAGGTATTATAAGGACCTTCTTTAGAAAGGAAAGTAAGGATTTTCTGTTTAGCAGACATTCAAATTACTCCATAAAAAATAGTCGCACAAAAATGGACAATTTGTAGAGGCGACTGTTCTCTACATATTGTTATTATATAAAAAAAGAGAGAGTGTGTCAACACTCCCTCTGGCAAAGATGAAGATTTACCAATTAGAACGGCTGTTCATCTACCGACATTGTGGATGTTTCAGGTACAGATTCAGGTTTGACTAGCGGATCAATACCAGCATCAACTTTGGTATACAAATCAAAGAATGTGGCTGAAGTGTCAGCATCAAAACGATTCAAGCAATACTTGATAGCTTTGGTTTTGTCACCAAAGATACCAAATGTTTTGACGATATGCACCAGACGGCGTGTGGAGATAACTTCATCACAACCACTATCAGCAAAAGTCTTACGGATAACCGTAGCCCACTGTACAAGTTTCTTACCGAAGTCATCATCAGTACGACCAGCCGTTTTCAATTCTTTACGAATGATCTTAGTTTCAACAGCAGCAGGTGGCCAATCTTGTTCCATAGTATTAGGGAACCGCTCAAGAAACGCCTCATTCAGAACGTTGGTGAACATGTAACGACCATCTTCAGAACCTTTACCTTTAGTGTTAGCAGTAGCAAAGATGGTGAAACCTGGTGCAGGTGTAACCAGTTCATTCTTTTTCTTCAGAAGAAAAGGTTTACCTTCTAATACACGTTGGAGGCAGGAAAGATTCTGCGCACCGTAATCAATTTCATCGATACAAAGAACAGCACCCTGACGGGCTGCAACAGTCACAGGACCATCACGCCATTCCATCTGACCATTGATCAGCACATAGTTACCAAGCAGATCAGATTCATCTGTATCGGGTGTCATTGATACGCAAACGAACTTACGTTTGGCTTTAGCACAAGCCTGTTCAATAGACATTGTTTTACCATTACCAGATTGACCAGTAATGAATACAGGGAAGAACACCTTTGATTGTACGATTGACAACACATCATCAAAGTTGCCAAATGGTACATAGTTGTCATATTCAGAAGGAACTAGATTCTCAGTCTCAAGTTCAGTTGTCACATTGGCAATGCGATGACCAGACTGATTAGTGGGTTGTGTAAGCGGTATCACTTGCGCAGCCATATTGATAGCAGCAGAGCCGCTAGAATCGATTGTAGGCAGTTTATACACACCCCGCTTGAGTTTATTCGATTCATCTTTGATGAACCATTGCGGTGTAGAAATGCCTAACGATTTGGCAACACTTCTAACTTCAGTGCGGGTGAATTGATTCTTACCCGTTGCAATAAGGGCATCAATAAAAGCTTGGCGTTTGTTGGAACGGCTTGTCATAATAAAAACTCCTAATTCACAATAGAAACTACATTATAAAGACAATCCACCACTTTGTCAAGTGGCAGATTGTTATCAAACTGCTATCATACCAATGAAGCGACTGACCAGAACACGATTCACTTGACGGGATTTTGTATACTTACCAAAAGCTTTTGTCAATGCTGCGGTACTAGTAACATCGGTTTGAAATTCAGCATCATCAGTTGACATACCATCATCACCAGGAATAATAAAGAAAGATTCATAACCTGGATTTTTAGATTCAAGAAACTTTTCATTCCGTAGAATCTTGGTGTACTTGTTATACACCTCACTCATTCTATATCCACCTTTGAGCGGATCTTTTGTTTGTTCGATACGTGCTTGATCAACTTCATCATTGAACAAACGATGGCGTATTGCACTCTTCACTTGATTTTGTGGTGCAAGATAGAAACCAATAATCTTTGCACCAGTCGTTTCAGATAGCCATTTGCAAACAGCAGTTCGCATACCATCATCATTACCGGATACCTCACTCTGAATTTTAGTTTTTTTGTCAACCAAAATTAGATTTTGAAAACGTGCATTGCAGTAATTTTTGTTACCATTCGATAATATAAATCGATTAGTACCATCAGCATCACCGTCATGCACCACACACAGGTTGACGATATCAAGATTGTTACTTTTACGGAATTCATTCAATATTGGTTGACAAGCAACCAATGCTTCAGTCAACGGTGTGTTAGACAATGAATCCGATTGTGGACGGGTAAAGTAATGACCTCTATGCCCATAACGATATCCATAATTATTCCAAGAATCTGCCAAGCAAAGAATGTTCTTCACTGCTTTGCTAAACTCTGCATTACCCATGTTAGAGTTTATCATTTCACGCAGGTAAACCGAATCAAAATCAAGTTCACCAACATTCTTAGTGAAACAATCAACTTCAGAAACAGTACCGGGATAATCCATTTCACGTACAGCATAATGATTACCAAAACCATATGCAGTAAATGGAATGTTTACTTTACGGCAGAACATTGCAAGAATCAAAATCTGTTCATATGATGCAGAAAGATTATCACTCATTGACCCAGACTTATCTAGCAACAAAACCAGACCGTGTGATTTACCTTTCGGTACTCTCATAACACGTTTGAAAATGTTGTCATCAATCTGATATTTAAACACTTTGCTAACATCAAGGTCACCAGTCTCAGCCGTTTTAGCTTTAGCAAATTTGGATGCAGCCTTACGCATTTCAAATTCTTTTGCTAACAGACCAATGTACCGTTCATTCTTTTTACGGAATGTATTGTACAATATATTCGCATCAGATTCATACGAATCAGTTTGTTCTGCAAACTCTTTGGTCAGCAATTCTTGCACACGTTTTGCAGGCGTGACAATATTTTTCAGAATAGGTGTAGGCGCACTGACATACACATACTCACGTGCTTTTTTGTCAATAAGAGTTGCTTCATTGTGACGATAGTTTTCGTCCGTTTCACAACGTGGTTCCATTGATTCTCTTGTAGCAGCAGAATCTTTGAAACGATTGATAACGTTACCATCATTACCATCTTCATCAGATTTTTCATCAGATGATGCACCGCTATTACCATTTTGTTGATCTTGTTTGTCACCAGATTCAGCATTGGCTTTCATTTGACCTTTGCCATCTTCTTGACCGTCTTGATCATTTTTTTTGCCCGCTTGAATTTCTTCACCATCACCATCTTCATCAGATGATTGAAATTGATAATCTTGAGGCATGTTGAGTTGAGCCTGTTCATCTTTTGAATAGTCCCAAATCTCATTGGTCAATTTGAGAACATCATCCCAAGTTTCTAGCAATTGAACACGGCGCACATAGTCCTGTTCTTTTTTGTTGAACTGAATATTGTCAAGTGTATAGCCCGATTTTGAATAAACATTCAGACGGTCAATGAATGTCATGTTATTGATATCACGACCTTTGAGTCCAAAGAAATCACGACCCATGAGTTCACCGAAGCCGACAACAAATGAACGGCGTAGACCAGGATAACGGCGTTTCTGACGTTTCTCAATACGTGCATCTTCAACTACATTCAGAAAGCCTTTGTAGTTTGCACCACGTTTGTGTACTGCACCATGCCAACCATCAGCAGGCGTATCAATAGCATGACCAACTTCATGACCTACAAGTAGATCATAAAGTTCAGATGAAGTTTTTTCCCAAATAGGAACAGTTAGAATGCGGCGTTTAGGATCGAACGATGCTGTATGAGTCTTAGCATGTTGAACGGTGAGATTTTCTGTGGCCATCAAGCGGGCCAGACCAGATTTTTGACTTTGAATGTTGCTCATTTGATAGTCCTATCAATTACTGAACATACATTGTATCAGGGATAAGAATATTTGTCAAGTCAAGATCAACTTCACCTTCTATATATTCTGATAATGCTTCGGCAAGTATTTCTATACCATAAGTATCTATTGCATTCTTGATATCAAGCATAGCAAATTGATAACCAGTTTCGTCTTTCAAATTTGACATCATCATCTCCTGTTTAGCAATAATTAATTATCGCATAAACGGATGGCTCTGTCAAGTGTTTACTTTATAGCAATAAATGCAGTGAAACTATGATTCTGCCAGAAAGAATCTATACGATCAAAAGCAAATCCAGCAGTGGCACATTTCTGAGTAAGTTCTTTTCTGGTATTCAACTTCATCATATGACGTAGTTGCTTTTCTTTGTTCAGGATATCATCCGATGTAAAGTGTTCACGCTTGTAATCATAATAGGTAAACGTTCTTATGTCATGAATCTTAGGACATTCAGCAATCGTTTTCTCTGCAAAGATAAAAGCACCACCAGGATTCAATCCATCATAGATTTGTTTGATGATTGATGTTCTTTCTTTTTCTTGTATGAATTGTAAAGTAAAGATTGAAGTTATCAAACTACAGTTTTTAAATTCAAAACCACGAACGTCACCACGATGATATGAAAGATTGGTATACGATTTCTCATCTGCATCATATGAACCAAAGAAATCTTCTTCAACTTCAATACCAATATAGTTAGCACGTGGTGCAAAAGTATTCTGTAGTATCATCGCCTTTTGCAACTTACCAGTAGAACAACCAATGTCAACGATGTTGGTATCATCTTCAACAAAGTATTCAGAATACTTCAGTACATCATTCCAAAGATTTGTATAACCACGAATAGAATGTTCTATGTGATTATCGAAACCTTCTTCTCTTTGTGCAAATGTAAATTTAGTCATAACGATTCCTTGTACGGCTTCAAAATATTTTCATACACATGTGATGATAGTGCTGCCATCATCTTGGGTGCAACCATTCTACCTAGTCTTTCTGCTTGTTGATCAAATGTTCCTGTCAAAACATAATCATCGGGTATGCTCATAAGAATCTTCAGTTCTTTGATCGTCAACTTACGATTCTTGGCATAATGAAATACACCACTTACACCTTTTTGTTGACCAGCTTGTGTCAGTGTAGGTGATGGTAGATTAATTGCTGGACGAATCATATTGAAACATGAACCTTTTGGATTCTTATCTCTGAATTCTGAGTCAGATGGTTTAGTGTGTCGTGTTGGATTGAATGGTAGCAGTTCAATAAATTTCTTTTGAAAAGAACCTTCAACAAAATCTAACAACTCTTTTTCTTCTACTGGATCATTCTGTATGTGATCAATCGCAGACTTAATACTAATATGATTTGGTGTTATTGGTTTGGGATATGTCATAGTATTCATGTTCAAGAAGTTCAAACCAACAGCATCAGCCACATCTTGACGAACACAAACAAAGAATAATCTTTCACGTGCTTGTGGCACACCATAGTCAGCAGCATTTAGTACATGATGAGTGACAAGATATCCTGGTTCTATTTTTTCAAATTCATTTTGGAATTGATGTAGTTTATCTCTTGCTTTACCCATCGTAATACCTTTGACATTCTCAGCAATGATAACTTTAGGTTTAATATCTTTGGCTATACGAATGAACTCCAGAAACAAATCTTCAATAGCTTCTACAACCTGATCATCAGAATATTTTTTAACACCACTTTTAACTTCAACGCTTCCGACGTTTACCATTTCACCAGTATCAAAGTCAAAGTAACTTTCTGATTCATAATGCACAGCACCTTTCCAATTCTTTTCTCTCTTACCTGCAACAGAAAAAGCAGAACAAGGTGGAGAACCATCAAGTATATCAAGTTCACCTTCTTCTAGATTGGCAACTTCCAGAAAGTTTTTACCATTTAATTTTTTAATATCACCTGGAATAATTTTGGTGTCTGGAAAATTTGTTGAGTATGTTTTAATTGCTTCTTCAACAAATTCATTGATGGCAATAACTTTACCTCCAGCAAGTCGATAGCCAGTTGAACTTCCACCGCCGCCAGCAAATGTACTTACTACGGTAAATAATTCACGGGCAGAAGATTTTCTTACGTCATTAATTGAATAGTGTTCGTATTTCGTCACGATTTTTCCAGTCTCTATAAACATCCAACATTCTTGTTCGTCTTTTGTAATTGATCTCATTAGATTGTAGCAAACTTTCAAATGCCTTGTCAATACCTGCGCCCAATTGTAGATTGATATGTTGTTTAGGTTTACCTATTATTTGAAACTCTGGAAAACATTCTCTTACATGATGTTTCTGGTAAGGTTTATTCAACTCAAACCAATCATATTGACGGAAGAATTGTATTACTTTCGTATCTAGATAGGGTGCAACAAATGTTTTATTATACTTATTACTCAATTCTATTTGTTGCAATAGTCCAGCTGGATTACTTTGTGAAAAATATTCTTCCCTGAATTGATCAAACTTTTCTTTGGGTTGTTTAAAATGCAGACACGCTTTTTTTGAAACTCCATAGTGTCCATCAGCAGCAACACCAGACAAAACAATTTTCTCTGTGATTAAAGGATATATGTA